GAAGACACTGCTATCGGCTTGGAGCGTCCCCGTGGTCGTGCCGAGCCGTGTCGCGAAGAACACCACGGATGGTCGGAAGCCGGTCTCGTAGTTGACGGTCCCTGTCGCCGCGGGCTCGGAGATCGTCACGATCTGCGCTTCTTGCACGCCATCGCCGCCCCACGCTTCGTAGAACACATCGAGATCGACTGGTACCTGATCGTCCACAATCGCCGTGAAGCCCGCCGCGTCGAAACTACTAATGTCGAGCGCGCCATCCACCGCGCCCGCCCCACTGAGCGTCGTGGCAATCGCGTCCGTACTGTTGTAGTTCTCGCAGATTTGCGTCCCGGCCGCGTCCTGATCGAGCACGGATACATTACCGCGATTCGACGCCGAGACCGCGAAGCCCATCCCCGCACGCTGATGCACGGCTTGTGAAGCCGCGTCTACGCCCCCGCCCAGACCGAACCAGTAACAGCGAATCGCCTTCGGCGAAAACGTCTGCCCGGTGGTGACGTCCGTACACGTGATGGCGTACGTGGTCGTGGCCACCGATGCGGCCAACCACGGAATCACGCCATGCGCGAACAGCAATGCCATCGGACTAATTGAGCGAGACGATCTGGTAGTTGTGGCCCTGAATCGAGTTCGCCGCGTTGTTTGTGCCCCAGAGCGCCGTCAGCGAGAGCGCGGTATCCGCCGTCAAATCGATCGTGGCCACGGCGGGTGTCGTGCCGCCCGTCGAGCCCGACACGAACGGCGCTGGCATGCCGTAGTTCGTGACCGTGCCGGCCGTCGGGACCGTCGCGGTAAACAGCGTGACGATGCCGTTGCTCATCGCCGTACCGCTTGAGCCATTGGCGCGGATCTGGATGATCATGTCCACCGCCCAGAGCGACGTCATCGACGCGCCGCCGCCCGTGCCGGACGTCGTGACGATCGCGCCCGTTTTCGCCATGACGGTCCCCGCGACACCGCCCCAGCGGAGCGTGAACGTCAGCGTCGGCGTAGCCGTCGTGCCGTAGCCGCCATACGCCATCAGTCGCAGCGAGCGGCCGTCCTGCATGTAGTTCGCAGGAATCGTGACGTTGGGAAACAGGATCGTTTCCGTGGTCGACGCCGCGATCGCCGTGCCACTCGATGTCGCCCACGCGATTTGTTCGGTCCAAAATTGGCGTGACATTGACGCTCCTAACTCTTGCGTTCCACCCACGTCCCGCTCGTGACACTCACGAGGGCGCCCGCTTGGATGGTGGTGGTATCGACGTTGAGATCGCAGTCGGATGTCCCGACCGAGCCATCCGCAATCACGGCCCCGGTGCTGCGGACGAACCGGCACCACGTGGCGTCGCCATTCGCCAGACCGGTACCCGGCGCGATCGCATTCGCGAGGGCCGCGCCATTCGACGCCGCCGTAAACGCGGGGCTGCCGAAGCTGACCTGTGCGAGCTTGGTTTGTGTCGTGATGGCTGTGTCACACGTCGCCGGTTGAGCGCCGTCGTAAATCAGAATCTTGCCGCCAGCGAGCAGGCCGCAAATCGCATCGCAGGACGTCGAGGCCGCCAGATTCGAGATGTTGAAGGTCGAGGCCACGCTACATCACCGTGCTTTCTTCCACGATGCCCGTCGCCCGGCCATCCTCGCCCCGCTGGATCGTCTTTGTCTTCTTCGTCGCGCCCGCCAACTGCCGATCCTTGGCTTTCTCTTCCGCCTCATGCCCACGCTGCTGCGCCGACTGTTCGGCCGCGGAGCCCAACCGCATCACTTCGATCGTGCGTTCGTGCTCGGCCGCCACCATCGCCTGTGCGGCTTGCGCGTCGATTGTCGCCTGCAGTTTCGCGAGTTCGGTTTGCGCCTGCAACGCGGCGATGCGCTCTTTCGACTCGATCTCGGCCTGCTTGTCGCGGGAGGCGGCGGCCGCATCGAGTTCCGCTTTCTTCAGATCGGCCTCGACCTTCATCGCCGTCTGCTGCTGCGCGGCCTGGGCCTTCACCTGATCAGTCTCGATCGCTTTCACCGCTTCTTGGAGCTGCGCCTGCAGCGCCGGGATCTGCGCGAGTTGCGCCTGCACTTCCGGAGGGATCGGTGCGGCGCCCTGCTTCTGGGCTTCCTGCTGCGCGAGCAGCGCCTGCACCGGGGGCGCGAGCATCACGCGGTACCGCTCGGCCATCTCGTTATTGAGCGGCCCATCGGTGTTCTTCATGAACAGATCGCCAATCACGGCCATCTGCGTGGGATCGGCCGCGATAATTTCGACGGTGATCGTCGCCGCATGCTCCCGTCGCGTGTCGTAGGACTTTGAGACCTTAATGGCGACGTTGAACCGGGCATTCTCGGTGAGCGTGTACTGCTTGCCTACTGGCGGCTGGCCCGCTTGCGCCATCTGCCCAATCGTCACCGTCTCGCCTTCGTTCTCCCCGTTCACGATGCGCGCGAGCCGTCCCGGCCGCTTGCCGTACACCGGGTACAGTAAGTCGTTGACGATCGTGCCTTCGTAGCGCATCGAGCGCGTCAGGTTGTCGAGATAGTTACTGGTCCCCTGCTCGGCTTGCTGCAACAGCGCCTTGATAGCCCGCCCTGACTTGATCGTGGGATCGATCTCGCCGAGCGTCGCTGACGGCACATTCGTGCTGACCTTGATGGCCTCGCCAAAAATCTGCATGCCGAGCGCCAACGGCTGCACCGGCGTCTCGTTCGGCACCGGCATCGGCGGATTGGCCTGCTGGCCTTCGAGGTTCGTCCGCTTGTACCGCACGTAGGGCAGCGTCCGCGTGTTGCGCGCCGCCCATTCGTCCTCGTGCCCCTCTTCTTGCCCTTCCTCGAGCATGACCGTCGGAATCGACGACAAGCCGACGACTTCGACAAACTTCGAGACGGTGAAGTTGTTGGCCTGGACGCTCTCTTTCGCCGGCCGGACGATGCCCTGCGATCGGCGCTGATTGTCGAACGGCTGCACTTCCTCGCCGAGGACTTTGATGACCGGGATGTGCCGCCCGGGCCAGTCGGTCTCTTCGAGGATTTGGATGCCGTCGATCTTGGCCCACTTGATCGCCTTGGTTTCTTCAGGCCGCGTATCGACGACTTCCGCACCCGCGGGCAATTCATCCGCCCACGCCGCCGATCCATCCGCCAATAACGCCAGCTCACGGACGGTGCGCTCGGTGTAGAAGTACTCCACCACAAAGCAGCCGCGCGTCTCGCCATCGTCGGTGAACCACTCGGGGTAATGCTGCGTGTCGGCTTCGAACTCCGCGTCACTCCCGACGGGATTGTCCGCGTCATCGAGCGCCTTCGGAAACTTCGCGCGATACTCGGCGAGCGGCATCCATGACGTGATCATCGCCCACTCAGCATCTGACCCGTCGGGCTGCTCGTGCGCGGGGTCGAGCTTCACCTGCGCCTGGTTGTAGAACCGCCGCAGGACCACTTCCTGATCCCACGTCTTGCCGGGCACGTAGCGGGTCATGACGCCGTAGTAGCCGCGGCCACACTTCACGGCGCGATCGAAGGCTCACGAGCGCGCGTCTTGCGCTTCAGACTCGCGTTGGATACGCCGGACTAGCCCTTCACGGAGTTTGATTTCGTCGTCCGGGATGGGCGCGCCGAGCTCGCCGAAGTCATCCGCGGCGACCACTTCCACGCCGAAGTCCATCGCGCGCTCTTGATTAACGACGCTGCGAATCGGGCCTGACAGGGTGTCGATGCTGATGCACGGCCGCGGCGGGACGGTCATCGGCACGCCCGAGGGGCTGGTCATGCCCGAGATGATTTGCTGGCCTTCGCGTGCGGCACGAATCGCCCCCGGCCACGGGTCCACGAGGAAACTCAGATCGTCTTTCTCGCGCTTGTCCTGATCGGCGTCCGCCTGCTTGACCTGCGCCCAGCGATCGCGGGCCAGTTGGAGGAAGGCTTTTAGGTCTTTGGCCATCACTGCACCCCGTCCCGCGCCAACACGGGCTGTTGTTGCGGCTTCTGGCCATCGAAGGACGCGATGCGGATGACGTGCGCCTCGGCAATCGTCTTGAGGCCCCGATACGTGCCGTTGCGGCACTCGGAGGCCAGCGTCACGCCGTCCATAGTGGCCTCGACGAGGTAGCCCACGCTTAGGATGGGCTGTCTGAGCCCAATGGCACCGTTATGCCACTCCACGACCGCAATCGCCTTGGTCGGAGTCAGGCGCAACACGATGGATTGTGGTGTCGGGTCATTGACGCGCTAGTGTCAAAATCTAGCACGCCTGTCAATAGGCTGACGGAGACATTACGAGGCGTACCCCATGTTGCCGCCGTCAGTCTGCGCCCGATACGGGCGACTCGACGTGCGCGGCGCCGGCGGCTTCTGCCTGACCGCCAGCCCGCGAAACGCATCCGACCCGTGGGACGCGAAGTCATGCACCGGGCGATCCGTGAACTCCTGAATCCGCGTGTTGTAGTCGCGCCGATAATGCTGCAGCGCCTCGAGCCCGGCCTGGCACTTCGTCTCGTCGAACCAGCACCGACCCATGAGCATCCGGACCGCATGGATACCCTCCTCGATGCCCAGCTTCGGCACGACGCGAAACTTGATGCCGAGCGATTGCGCCGTCTCGAGCCGGGAGCGGCCGGAGCCCAGTTCCTTGACCGCGATGTCATGCGGCGCCCAGTGCTCGCCGTAGACGTAGCCCCGCTTGGCCAGCACGTTCGCGTAGTACGGCAAGCCCTCGCCTTGCGCCTCGTGGTAGTCGATGAGGCGGATTTCGCCGGACCGGAGGGACTGGCTGAACCAGATGGCCGTGGAATCCCCGATGCCGAGATCCCAATCGGTATCGACGGGGATGGTCGGGTCATGCGGCACCAGGCGCACGCGGCCCTCACTTCTGGCCTTGTCCAGTTCCTTCGCGTAGATGGCGCCCTTGACGGCCGCCGAGAAGCTGCACTCCCATTCCTGCTGGTACTCGTCGTCGGTCATGACCGCGCGTGACGCGAGCAGTTCATGCGGCGGAATAATGCCGGTTTCGCTGGCCTTGTAGCAGCCATAGAACCATCCGGGCTCTCGGCGCGCGTGTTCGATGATTTCGTAGAACTGATTGCGGCCATTCGGCGTGCCAAGGAACAGCGCCCAGCCTTCCCGGTCAGACAGCGCCGGCCGGAGCACGCTGGAGAACAGGTCCGACTGGTGCAGGCCGTACTCATCCGGCACCACGCCATCGAGATACAGCCCGCGCAAGGCATCGGGTGAGTCACCACCGTAGAGGCGCACTTGACCGCCATTCGGGTAGTCCGCCCGAAGCTCGGATTCGTTGAACTGCACGCCCGGAATTGGCCGGCTGTAGTACTTCAAATAATCCCAGGCGATGGCTTTCGAGGCGCGATACGTCGGGCCGATGTAGGCGAAACGAGGTCGGAGGCGCTTGCACGTGAGGGCGGCACGAATCAGGTGGTTGATCGCGAGGACGG